TACTCCTTCTCCAGAAGTCATATCAATAGTTTTGCCAGCATTAACCGAATACTCCGCACCAGCAATTATTTCAACTTTTGTTGCTGCTTTTTGACTTATCGCAACAACTGTATCGAATGCCATAGATCCAGCAGAAGTTTTAACTGTATAAGCATTTGTTCTATTTTTAATTAGAGGTGGAACTGGAGTACCTCCAGCAACAATATGTTGTTCTGCTCCACCAATCCATTGTTGGTAGTCTCCAAGAATTTTCCAATTCACATGACCAGGAGAAACCCAGTTAACAGACGAACGAGGATCAAATTGAACTGTTGTATCTTCAGATACCCCAAAATTCATTTTTTGACCATTAACTGTATTCTTTTTATTGACTGTTGTTTGTTCAATATTAGCAGCAAACATTTCAATTGATCCGCTACCATTTGCTGCTTGTATGATCACACTCTGACCAGATATAATAAGTTCTTCAGTAGCATTAATAACAATTTTTTGTGCGTAGATGTGTCTTTCACTTCCAGTAGCACTTTCGACTACATCTCCATACGCAATGATATTTAGTGCTTGACCTTCTCCATCTGTCCCTGCGTTGTATTCAATATCAGTTCTTTCTAAATGCTGTTGCTGTTGTCCATATGACTGAATGCAAAGCTTCCCGCTTCCAGCACCAACTTGTGGATCATGAATACCAGTAACAAGTTTAATCGTTCCTTGGTTGTCCATAGCAATAAAACTATCGCCTGGGCCATCAATTCTTAATGTAGCAGTTTGTTTATCTGGATATAATCTCTCATAAAAATGAGATTTAGTCAGAGAACCTTTATAGATTGTTGACAATCTTGGGGTTTCTGCTAAACTTTGAGTTTCATTTGGTGTAATTGGTGCTGCTGGTCCTCCCTTTAAATTTTCATAAGTTCTTCGACTAGCAGCATAAGTATGTGTTGTCATGGGCAATCAACGTATCTTCCAGTTCCAATCTTGGTGGATCCAACAGTAACTAGTGCTTGTGTATCTAGACAGGCAAGAGAAGGTAATAATTTAGCACCATAACCACCACCACCAACAAGCAAGATTTCTGGATACTTATCAAATGTTCTGGATCTATCTAAAATACGACCACCAATAACATATCCATCATCATTAATAACTGCTTCTGCGACTCCAAGCTCGCCGTTGATGTACATTTCTGGAACTTTTGTGTATCCAATTCCAGGTCTAATAACAGTAAAAGAATCAATAATACAACGAACACCTAAATCAGAAGCAAGATTTTTCTTATATCCATAACCAGAAGATTTGATACGTATTTCAGTTAAATATCCATTTTGATCTAGTAAAGCTGTGGCAGTTGCTCCTATACCTCCGCCACCAACAAATACATATGGAGGTTCTGCCCAAGGAGATCCAGTATCATCAATTGGTATATCGATAATTCCACCATTGTTATCAGTTATTATTTTTTTAGGATCAACAGTTGGAAGTTTAAATCCATCAAATATTGTTTTTGTTCCAGCACCAATACCAATATCATAATCTTCTTGTTTGGCTCCAGAATTATTCTTATTTGGATCTGGGATAATTAGAACACTAGTTGCTGCTCCAGTACCACTAATAGAAAAAATAAGTGTCTCTACATTTTCAACTTGATCGTCTTCTTCTATTCCAATAGTAACAGTTGCTCCATTATTGTTAATTACAAATCTTCCTGTTAATGATCCTCCAACGATATCCTCCTGAGATACTCCACTCAAAACATAATATGCTAATGTTCCATTGGGTACATTTGTTGTTGTAATAGTATAAACAACAAATTCTCCTTCCCTGACGGTATTTTTATTGGCAGATACTTTATATGTTGGAGTTAGTGTACTTCCATCTTGAGCAGGATTGCCCGTAGTCGTAGTTCCATTTGATGGTGGATCTTCATTTGGAAAAACACTATCTATTTTTTTATATGGATTAACATCGCTTGGGTTGTATGGATTTCCTTCTTCCTTTATATCTCTTTTAGTAATTACACACTTCCCCATATTCTTAATAAATTCTGTTCTTATTTCACTACCAGCAGAAGGACTATTTAATGAAAGTTGCACGAAGAAATCCTTATTAAATTCTTTCCGTAAACTATAAAATGTTTTAATAATTATCTTCTTACTTGTTTCGTTTGGAGCAAATCCAAGAATATCGTTAGCAGGATAGTAATCTTGGTTTGCTATAGCAGTTCCTTGACCAGTTAAAGTTTTAAAATTAACTGAAGACGCAATTTCAGTATAACCAGATCTAGTTACCGTAAAAATAGCATCTGCTCCCTCTTCCACTTCGATATCATCGATAGTATAAATTACTTTTCTTCTCTCTGTATCTGATCCACCTCCATTTGGTAATGGCACACCACCAGTAAATCCTACCGTTGTAAACACTAAAGGAGATCCTGTATAAGCTTCATCACAAGTATATTGTGTATAATCCGCTCCAGTTGCTGGGAAGAGATTATCAATATCTGATAACAAGTTGTCCAAGAAATCCTTATCATTTTCAGATTCTTGTTTATTACCAGTTGTACAAACCCTTTTATATTTCGCACAAGTTTGATCTGGACCAGAACACGAAATACCAAGCAAATTCAATACATAATTAATTGCTCCACCAATAATATTAAGAGGACCAGCAATTGCTCCAAGAATTTCTTGTAATGGACCAAGAATAGTATTGAATATCTCTTCTAATAGTGAATTAATTTTTGATAAAATTCCATTTACAAGAGTATCAATTTGACAAGCAACCGCCCTATAAATTTGTGTGACTAAATCCATTAAAACATTGGTTAACCATTCTGCCAAGCGATCTCCAAGATCAGCCATTTGACATCCGATATTTTTGAGTAATTTGTTGAAAAATTCTGTAACTGGAGTTAAAACATTTCCTGTTTCTGAAGGTCTTAAAAGTGCTTTAATTAAATCATTAACTGCTGCTTTTAGTTTATCAATGATAAAACCTTTTACTTTAGCAATAAAATGACGAATGACTCTCATCATTTTATTTGTGTATCTTCTAGCAGTGTTAATAACACTATAAACTCCACCAGTAGATTTATTTATCAAATAGTCTCCAATACCACCACCGTTATTTTGAATTTCTGCTAAAAGTTCGGAAATGATATTGGTTGCTTGTGTCTTTATATCTTCTTTATTACACTTTTCTGCTACAGTTTGACACCAGTTCTCTCTACTATCTTCTGTTGCTGGAGGAACAGGTACTTTTTCTTTACCGTCTTTCCCCACAGTTCCATCTGGCAATCCACCAGTACTTTTATTTGTTTCTCCCGATTGTCCTCCATTAGGATTTTCTGGTGCTGGTTGACCATCTTTTTGTGGAACAATTCTATCTGTTGGAATAGAAGTTGTGAATGGTAAGTCATCTGGTCTCCTATTCTTTACAATCGTTGTCGCACCAGGAGTTTGACCAATAGAACCCATAATGATAGGTTTCTGTTTCTCTTGATCAAGATAAAAACCAACTACCCAGCATCCTTCTTTTAATTGTGAACTAGCGCCACCTTCATTGCCAGGCATGAATGGCACATTCACGGGCATCATCACATTACACCAAGGTAGATCTTTAGTTGGCAACAACTCAAAGCTTTGAGGATGCTCGCCAACGATTCTCACTTTGTAGCGATATCCACCTTTATTATTGATCTCATCGGCAGTAGTTCCTTCTACCTGACCTACCCACCAATTAAATCCATCTTGACCAATTCTCTGAATTGGATACAATTGTGATAATGCCTGATCCATATCAATCAGTTATCATAAACTCTACACTCGGAAGCACTTTGGTTGCCATCACAAAATAGTTCCAATGCTGTTGGATCGTGGTTATCTTCTGGATGATTTGCCTTGTATGCTTCCAATGACGCTAACTCATCCTCAATATGTTTACGGGATTGAGAAGATGTCTGTAAATCATCTAAAATTTTTTTATCTTGATCAATATGGGCGTCAATATTTTCCATGTTTAATTTCTTCCTACTAGATTATTTAGTGCCGTGTTGTGAAACCTTATTCTTCATTCCGTGGGTATCTCTTGCCACACGAAGAGTAGTAGTAAATCTGCCATTCGTTCCGACTAAAGTATTATACTCATGTGTAACTTCCATAATCAAATAAACTCCACTATTTTCTTGATCAAAATTTTCTTTTTTAACTTCAGCACTTGGCAACTTATTTAAGATACGAATGTCTACTTTATCGCCAGCACATATTTTAGAATTACCAGGAACAACAATTGTAGCTGTTTGATTTGAAAGAGTATCGTATCTAACAATAGATTGAGCAGCGTATTCTAAATGTCTTTCTGAATATGGTGAAGGACTTTTACTGCCGTCTTTATCATATGGAGATGCTGGAGTTGTTTCATTGTACCAAATTTCATGGTCCAATATCATTGACATCAGACCAGTTGGATAATCTGCTAATGTTTTATCTCTGCCAATTTTTATCAAAGATGGTTCCTCTTGACTTCCAAGATGCTTCATATCCTCAAATGCGTCTTTCAAATTATACACATATTCATCGTATTGTCCAGTAGAATGATTGAAGAAGCATATTTTTGTTGAATATCTGCCCATTCTCAATCCAGAAACCAAATCAATTTCAGATTCATACGAAATGTTTGAGATAGTAAATCTATCGTCTGCGCCATCAGATTGATTGACAATCTTTTCAACATATGGACCCCATGGTTTACTATCATATGCTCCAGTTGGTTTATCAGAACATAAAGTATCAATTGAAAAGAAGTTAAATCCTCTCTTGTTTTCCCAGAAAAAATATCCAGCACTACCAGATACTTTTTGCTCTTGATTTTTTGTTGGAGTGTTTAGTTTTTTAGATGACGTTGATGTTTTTGGATCTAAACTTGGAACACTCTTTGACATTAATAATGAAACAATATCAAAAATTCTTCTTCTAGCAGCAATTAATCTCGTGGCAAATAGACAAGGTTCTGAATAGAATGTTTTAGTTGTTTTGAGAGTTTCTCTTAACATCTTTGCGATGATCTCATCTGGTTTTCCTTCTAAAGGAGTTTCAATTCTCGCAAACTCATTGTTTAATGCTTCCTCAGAAACTAAACCTAATGTATATGCTTGATCTTGGTTTTTTACATAACGATTTCCAATCTTCCACACTCGCATAGTATATTCCAATCCATCTGGATTGGCATTAGTTTTTACTTTTATTTTTACAATTTCACCGCCTTGAATTGGCAAACTATTCAGCAAACCGCCACTATCTACAACAACTACCGTTGCCATTACAACTGGATATCTAACACTTTCAATATATGAAAATATTTGTACAAGATTTTTTATTTCAAATCCTTTAGATCCATCGGCAGGAGAAATAACTGCTCCAGCAAGTTGAAAATCTGTTGTTGTTTGAAATTCTGCCATAACAAGTTCTTCTATCTTCTAAATAATGGCATTAATGCGAGCCAAGGCAGTCCAGCACTTGCAAAAGAAACACCAGCACTTAATGTGTTTCCGATTGGAAATGATTGCTGACCACCAGTATTGAAGATATTGTTGTTGATTATATTGCCACCAGAAGTTGTAGAACCCATAGCTACTTGTGCTGATGTTGCCATCATTGCGGTTCCAGTATTTTGATTTGCTGGTGTGGCAGAACCCATGAGATCTGCTTTTGTTGTTCTTGGTTTTGGAGCAGTTGGTCCAGCAGCGCCGCCACCACCAGCTCCTCCAGCATTTCTTTGTAAAGCATTCAAGAAATTTAATGGATTTAAACTATTTTCAAATCCACCAGAAGGATCCTTCCTTATTTCGTAGTGAATAACTCCAGTTTCACTCTCACCTTGAGCAACTGCTTGTCCTGGTCTAATATTATCTCCTGGTTTAACTAAAATTTTTGCTGCTTCCGCTATTCTTTCATAAACTCCAAGTTGTTTATTGTAAATATCAATCGCCCACCCATCAGCGCCATATCTAAATGGTCCAGAAACAACAACTCCACCAATTCTGCTATAAAACTTTTCATTTCCACTAATATCAAAGTCAACACCAGCATGTCTTCTTGTTCCGCCACTTCTAGAAGCACCGTATCTTTGAACTCCTCCACTCAACGTATCAGTTTTAGGTAAAGGTGGCAATCTTGACATATCTAAGACACCGCTATTTCCACCACCAGAAATTCCTTCAGGAACAGGAACTGCTCCCCTCGTCATTTGTCTTCCAGATCCATAAGCAGCAAAAAAATCATTATCAGATGCGCCACCTCTAGATACAGATCCAGCACCGCCTTTTCCTCTAGCGAGGAATTCTGTTCTTCCACCAACGTGAGCAGCTGCTTTTTTTTGTAATTCTGTATTTTGTATCGCAGAGACAGATCCTCTCAATTTTTGACGAGCTTGTTCTTCGGTAATCTTTAGACCTCTTTTATTATGATAATACATCATTGCCTTTACAGCATCATCTTCGGTTTTGATATTTTTGAATACATCAGC